CGTGTATGTATTGCTTCAAATTGGGATTTTCTGTAGCAATGTTTATAGTTGTAGACTTGTTTATAACAGCTGTACAACAACCCAAGTACCCATCCCTTATTAAAAAAGAACGCAACTGATCGGCACTGTTTATTGAACCTGTTTTTATATAGTCAGGCAATTGATCATACTCATTCTGGAATTTTATAATGGTCTGGACAGCTTTAATCTGTTCATGGAAAATGTTTGCAGGTTCTTTTATTGTGTGTACATAAACAAAAGCCTCATCTAGTAGTTCTGTTATATCTGTCAATGTGTAATCATGCCACAAACTTGGTAACCTTATATGCCCACCTATGCTTTGTATGTCTTTGGTTTTGAGGTCTATATTAAGCCTGTAATTAACAATGCCACCAGTTTGTGCAGCATGATTTATTTCTTTCAATCTGGTTATCAATCTCCAAATGATCCAGGCCTCTATGACAGTATTAAATTGATAACCGAATTTTTCAACTAATAATTTCCCAAGATCAGTGTACCATGATATCGAAGACATGTAAGCATAGCGTGTGTCAAGCAAAAGTTCACTTGTTTTCTGGTTTGCTGAAAGTGCAATTAACATTCTAAATGTGTAAAGTTCCTTTAATCTTGTGTCAATTACAAATTTTAGTGCCATGGGGTTAGACATGGCTGAGTTCATTGTGGAAGAAAGCACCGAATAATGAACATCTCTAAGATAAGTTATCTTGTTATTGTCTAATCTTCTCCAATTGGTGTAAATATAATAATAATCTGTTTTTGGTATTTTTATTTTATTTAATTTGCCCCAAAAATTGGTATAAAGCTCAGGTGTTTTGGTTTTTACAACACACAGGAATGGTTTGCCTTCTCTTTCTGACCTAGTCAAAGCAACGATACAACAGAAATTGTCAATACCGAGATTGAACACATGCATTGTCTCATTGTCACTCTTATACTCATTTACATGAAATAGTTGGTTATAAGCAAGGTGTGAATAATGTGAGTATTTGTAAGCATTTGTTTCCATTATGGGGCTCAAGTACATTTCGTAGTCAAATATAGACTCATCTTTAAGTCTATTTGAAACTGGGGAATCAACAGTTGAAGACGACTCAATCAAATACTCATGTAATTTATATTCCTCAGGGACACCACCGGGTTGTATCATATATTTAATCAAATCATCCATAACAGTGTGGTCTGAAATTGGTATAACACCCCTTGGTTGGCATGGTGATCTTGATTTCTGTTCAACATCAGCTTTGATACCTGCTTTTTCCAACGCCAACTTAACTAGTTGAGGCTGTTTTTTTTTGGGCATTCTAATTTTCTTATCACCGATTATGTAACAAGACTTCTCTCTAGGATCTTGTTTTAAAATACCTTTTTTGTAAAGAAGATCAGGGAAAGTTTTGACTCCTTTGTTGGCTTCAACAATAGTCAATGACCTTCTAAAGAACTCCCAGCATGCCTTGTTGTCAGATTTGTCTAGAGTTATGGCGGTTTGAGTGAGTAGACTTTGTTGCAATCTTATTGTTGGAAGTTCGTCAGGCAATTTGTTCTTGGTTTGAATGTATTTTGCAACTGCTTGACCCGGTTTGCCTAATTTCTTCAATGCTGAGTAAAAAATAGACAAATATGATCTTGATTTCTTGATTTCCTTGTATTCATTAAATTCTATAACATAACTATCATTTCTGGAGTCATATATGGTTTT